GGACACGTCATTAGCAAGCTTAGAATATTGTAATGTTATTGCATCTAATCCTTCAGCTAAATCATCTGCATCTTTTTCATCAGTTATTGCTTTTGTTATCTCTTCACTAAATAGTCTTTTGGCAGATAGTTCTAATTCTGTTTCGAGGACAGCTAAACTTGCCTTACGACTAGCACGACCAAAAACTGTAGTAGTATCACCTAACCTTGTTTGTATCTGATCATCAGTAAGAGATTGATTTTTTAATTCTTCTTCTGTTATTGGATTTTTAGCACCAAACTCAGCACCTTCTATTTCAGCAATAGCTTCTGCTTTTTTAAAAAAGTAATTCGACATTTTATCAAGATTAGATGCCAGGACATTCATAGTACGAACAGATTGTCTTGTACCTTCGCCAGATGGTCCAGACACTCTAACGAGAGATAATCTTTCTTGAAGGGTTGGAAATCTAGGTCTAACCATAATACTTATTACAATCCATCTGGATAGCTCCTAAATCTTGTTTGTGAACCAGAACTTCTAAATCTTTGGCTATCACTACCAAATCTACCACTTGTATTAGATGTTGGAGTGTTTGTGTCGGCTGGTGGTCCTCCAACTCTACTTGCATTCATAATACCACCACTAAGTGTACTAAGAGCATTAGCTACCCCTTGTGCCTTTGCTTCTCGACCAGCTCTCAGTAAATCTTCTACTTGAGCATTTGTTTGCATCTTTATAAAGAGCTGATTATCTTTTGCAGTTTGAAAATCTCTAAATGCTGGATTGATAATATTAAATATTCCGAAGTCTACTGGTGTTCCTATATTCGGTTCTAATCCACCAGACCTGGCAGTTGCAGTTATATTAGCTAATAGCTTTCTTGCATTTCTCAATGCTTCTGTGCCTTGCTCTTTTGCCTTTACACTTTCTACTCGACCTTCGAGTGCTTTAAATTTTGCTTGAGATTCATATCCTTTTTTTGCTTCTCGACCAGCCTGGTACTGCATCAAAGCTGAACCTGAAGCTAATGCTACTGCTAATGTTACTTCTGCCATATTATTGCCCAGTCGTTAATTTGTATTCGACAGATAATACTGTAGCGAATAGAGGTTGTGTCATTGTAAAAGTTAGTTGTGCCGTATCACTATATCCAAGTAATGGAGCAACTCTTTTTCTTCCTGAAAATGTATTTGGTGCTGATCCTAATGTCTGAGGTAAAGTTTCAAGAGGAACTTCAAATCCATTGATTGCAATATTCTGTGTACGATCTAAAACTGGTGATGCTTCAAGTATTCTTTTCTTACGACTTACCACTACCCCTGAAGATAATCTTGGCTCGGCTGGTAAAGTTTTTACTTCTACAGAATAGGGCAATCCTACTTCAACAAAAGATGAAGGAGCTTCATCGATCGTGATTGCTCCACTTGATACAGTCTTGTCGGTCAAAACAAAATTATCTCTTACAACATCAACTGTTTCTCCTTCAAGATGAGATAGATTAGAACAAGTCGTATTACCAGGTAATGACTGATCAGGGGAAGTTGCACCTGAAAAATATTGTATGTTGGCATCGGTGGTTCTTTGATCATCAAACAGCTCAATATATCTTTTGGTTGAACTATTGATTGTTCTTTCTGTTGCAACATAAATATCTGTTATATCAACAGCTACATCGAGAAACTTTCCATCTGTAATAAACTCTGATGGAGCAACAACATTTTGTGATCTTAGTATAGAAAAGACAGCCATTGATCCATCTGTATCATTTGTAATCAAAAGAAGGTCACCATCGTCAGTATTAGTGGCAACTCGAAGAGCCATTGATCTAGGGGACTTCAACAAATGTGATGCCAATAAAGAGACATTGTTAGCATTATAATTAAGGTCAACATCACTAAACAAAAACTCTCTTAGAGCTTTGCCTTCACGTTGAATGAACAATGTACCACCTTCGGCTGATACTGGCTTAATGCCTTCTTTTGATCCTCGTCTTGTCGCATTTTTAATTACGATGTTTGATGGAGTGATGGGATCAAGTGTGGCTTGTGGCACAAAGAACTCAGCATCCTGAGTAAAGATTTGTAAGTCTCTTCCTGATCTCATTGCTGTTATAGCATTTACACTATCAGTTGATATTGTAACAAAAAGACTATCATCATCAAAAGCTTCACCTGGTTTGAAATTAAAAAAGTCATCCACCTTTGATCCAAATAAACTATTCGGTAAAGACTTTGATCCACCAAAGTACAATCTGCCTTCATGGAAGGTACAAGTTCTAGGGAAACCCCTGGTACTTGAAAAGACATCTTCATATCCTTCTTCTAACTCCCATGCACCTGAAGCAATAGCAACATCATTTTCAAAGAAAGGTATTTCTGTTACGACTTTTACAACTGTTCCTGATTCTCTTTCTACAATCCTGGCACGACCAAAACCATTTAGTACATTGATATATTGATCAACATGAGATGATGTAAAGATAGAACTACTAGCAGTTATCTTGACTGTTCCATCTACTGCATCTGGTGTAATCGTAGCACTTGGATTTGATGTTGATGTTGAAAAAGCGTGTTTTGGAGTTGTCAAACTTATTGTTGCAAATGTCCAGGTTGAGTTGCTTCCACCTCTAACAATAGACTTTGGTGACATATCTTCATGAACTAAAATTAAAGTATCTGCACTTTGAGTAAAGTATAGACGATCTAGATCAATATCACCTAAAGCACATTCAAGATAATCATTTCCAGAACTATTTATATTTGTTATTTGTTGTGCATTGGCAAACACAAACATCCTGGTATTCGATGTAGAGTTTTTTACAAACACAAGCATATAAGATTGTGTCGTTGAAAATTCAAAAGGAACTAATCTAATACCATCTAAAGTTGTAAATGATCCACCTAAATGAGAACTGATATCCATCATAAATCTCAAGCCAGGTCTTCTTTCAAAACCACCTTGAGGTAATATCACAACATTCTGTGCTTTCTCCAAAGCAGAAGGATATTGCTGTAAATCAACTCTTCCAAACAATAGAGGATCAATCTCACCAACTGTAAAGCTTGACTGGTACTGAGTTATTCTTGACACTATCTCACCTCAGTTAAGAGATAATCAGCTATAACTGTTTTAGATTGCCCAGCTCCATCAATGTTGATTGCTTGTCTGAAATAACCACCTCTCATATTTTCTACTGGTGTTCCCAGAGCAACAGTTCGCCAATAGTCACTTTTAGTTGTTTGATCTGTAACTGGTTCTGCCAGATGCCATGCCATTTGATAAACCAGCATTTGAATAAAGTAAGAGGGCATATCTGCTTCTGCAACTAATCTTTGATAATCGAGTACAATCGTTGTTTCATTCGTTAGAAGCTGATCGCCTTGAATTTCATAATCTGTAATTTTAGGTAACGCTCCAGTTGATGTCGAAGCATAAACTGCTCGTGGTACACCTAAAAACATATCGGAAGGTAACTGATAAGCGTACAAGTAAACATTAGTTGGAGCTGTGGTTAGTCTTCCTAATTGTTGTTTGGTCAAAGTAAATGACCAGGGATACATTCCCAAAGTTTGTGATTTAACACGAGGATACAGCACAGAACAAACTGAACTCGGTGCTGTTCCATCGGCAAAAGAAGTTATTTGATTTGCTCCCAGAAGGAGGAGTGCTTGAGAACAAATCGAAACGTCTGTATCGCCTTCAGCCATATCCTCGCCTTTCTAAATATTAGTCACTATCTGTCATAGCCACAGTTGTGCCGTTTGTTACATCGACAACCCCACTAGCATTTGATGCCACCATCACAATACTGAGTGTTGGAGTGTTGCTGTCATGTACAAAGATAACGTCACCTACAGACAAATCATCAGACATATCATTGAAATAACCCTCTGTATTAACATCAGCTATTGCATCTGCTGATGTATAAGTCCACATTTGAGGAGCTACTCCTTTTTTAGATTGACCACCTATTGGGTTCATACCAGTTCTACTAAATGCCATGATTAACTCTCCCTACAAGTTATATCCACTAGACCATTCGCATCAATTACGATTGCTCCAGCAGAATACATTGCTGTTACCAAGAAGGAAGTTTTCTCAGGGATGTAGTTGACTTCTGTTTTAGGTGGAATACCAACAGCACAACCGATAGCATCTCTGTGAAATGCTAAACAAGTTCTGTCGTTAGACCCATCCTTTGGAAGTCCACCTTCATCTCTATCACCAATCATATGCATAGTGAAACCCATGAAAGAGTTTACTTCACCTCTTACTAATGCCTGGACTTGAGCAAAGTCTGCTGAGATTGCTCTTTCATCTCCAAGTAATGAAGCAAGAGAGTTAGCATGAATAATCATATGACGATCTGTTGGTGGTACAGATTTAGCATCCATGCCTTTCTTGGCTTCGATAATCTTACCTACGTTTAGATCAGATGCACTTCCAGAACCTGAAGTTACGACAGTATTAGCAACTGTTGTACCAGCAGAACCAGCGATTAATGCATCGATGATGATTTGGTCTTCTCTTCTTCCTATTGCATTTCCAACTAACTTTGCAAGCTCTTGTCTTTCATCAAAGTTAATCTTTGCCTGATTAAAAATGTCTGAATATTCAGAAGCAACATAATCAGTAAGAGTTGCAGTTACACTTGAAAATGTACCATTGAGAGGAACAACATCTGTAGAAGGTGTTCTTACAGAAGCTGAACCTTTTGCCAAAATCGGAAACTTAGCAGTCGATCCCTCTACCCCAGTTCTCATACGAGCAACATTTCTTAGAGTAGCAGATGCCTGATAAGCTTGATGGACTTCGGCTTCAAACAGCGTTACAAACGCTGGACTTAAAGTTGTAGCCATAAAAGCTTCTCCATAGTTAAATTATTACATCGTTTGGGTTACCGAAAAATTCGACCTAAACTTTTACTAAAGTCGATCGGCTGACGAGAGTTATCGATCTAATTTACAAGATACACCAAGATATAGTAGCTTGTAAAGCCTAGATTATATATCTAGTATTTATACACTATCCATAAGCTTCTTGAAAAGCTTTCTCAACCTTTTGTCTGTAAACTGGATCAGTTTGATATTTAGGATCAGCCACCATTGCTTGAAGCTCTGCTTTATCAGGTCTACTGCCAGGCACAGACACAACTGGTATTTCTTGTTCTCCAATCATGTTTCTGATTTTTTGCAATACTCTTATGCCTTCAGCAGTACCACCAAGCATTTCAATTTCGTTGTAATCGTCTTGATTGAAGATACCATCTTTAAGCATTTTGTCATTCCATCTAATATTAGATTGAATTATTTCTGGGGCATTCGGTCCAATCTTTTCTTTTTCCTTTTGAACATCCAATTCAGCTTCTTTTTCTATACCACCAGTAACCTCGATAACTTTGTTAATTAATCCAGTAATAGATTTTTGAGAAAGCTGTTTTTCTTTTCCAAACTCTAGTACAGTTTTAACAACTGGGTCTTCAGGATCAACTTGAACTTCTGACAAATCATAATGATCAGGTGCTGTCTCTCCTAATTTTTTCTCCAAGTGAGAAATGCTTTTAGCCATGTTTTCAATGTTAGGACCATCCTTTTCATCCCAGAACTTTTCTGGAAACCAGTCTGGTCTTTCGTAGATTTCACCTTCGCCTTTTTCCTCTGCTCCAGTATTTTCATCTTGGTGCGTGTTGATGCCTTCTTCATTTGCTTCCTCACTTTCCATGTTTTCTTTTTCTTGAGCCATTAAACCTGAAGGTTGCTGTTCTTCAACAACCTCTTCGATTTGTTCTTCTTGACTTACATCTCTTTCTTCATTCATTGATACACCTCTTTATACGTTGCACTATTTCTCTTACAATCGAGTTTTGACCCTCTCGTGCATAACCAAAAGAAGGCTCTGCTCCTGGTGTCCAGGCTGGTTGATCGATTGTAATGGCTTTCAAATGATCGAGGACTTTCTGACCATCTTCACTTGAAAATACTCTTGTATAGATTTTATCTATTTCGCTTGGCTCTGGGGGAAAGGGGGTTGGAGGTCCATCTATACTTTCCCATCCAGAGTTACTGTTGATCGACCTGATCTTGTTCGCTTGGTTGTTGTTCATTCATCATTCCTGACTGTTGTGCTACTTCTGTAGCTTGTTGTATTATCGCTTGTCTTTCTTCTGCTGTTGTTCTGAGTTCGGCTGGTATGCCTAAGTTCTCAGCTATAAAATCGATTGCCTTTTCTTGATTGATAAAGAGTTGACCTTGTGGTCCTAGACTTTGTGCAATCTGCATAAAATTTAAAACTTCATTAACCTTCTCCATGTTCTGAGCCATTGCCAAAGGAGCTGTTGGTGTTATCTTGACTTGCAGTCCATTGACCTTCAATGGCAGTTCAATCATGCCAAGATCATTCATAACTTCTAAAGTTCGTCTGACAATAGGGTACATTGTCTCAGATATTAATCTTCCAAAAGCTGATCCTAAATTTTGTGACAGTTGCTTCATACGAAACTGAACTTCAGTTGCTGACCTGGCACTCATGTTATCAGGTGGCAGACTTTCATCGAGTAGAATTGTTTTGATCGATGCAATCAAATCGTTTGATGTAAACTGAGATAGACTGGCATCACCTGATCTTGGTAAAGGTCTTAGACTTTCGCCTTGAGGTCCGCCATTTCTTGCAACTGGTATAATCGCTCCAGGCACAATACGAACTGTATTGGGATTAAGAACGCCATCATCTGTTGCCGTAAAGACACCACCGATAGACAGAGAAGCATTTCTCAATGCAAGTTCTTTGACTTTGTTCAAAGATTTTATATCTGGCAGTCCAGTAAGAACTGGTCCTCTACCATATCTTTCTCCAGCCGTTTTCATATAGCGTGATACAACCCAAGGAAAGCTGTTTAGCTCTCGATAGACCAGCTCATGTTTTCCTGAGTAATCTATAATTTGATAATGAACAGTACCAGTTTGTTTGTCGTAGTATGTGCCTTCAATCATCTCTACCATTTCGGTTGGATCATTCTCATATCTTTTGACAATCTCATTTGGTATCTTAATGTCTGGGAACTCCTGGTCTAAAACCTCATAAGGTCTTTTCAGTTTTCGATATATTTTCTCAACATTACCTCTTGGTCCTTCATCGAAGGAAATCAAAAAAGTTGGTATTGCTGTATATCGGATTGGCTCAATCTCATCTCCTGGCTGAATAAGAAGCACAGCCGTTCCAATAGCAAGCTCCATCAAGAACTCACCCATTGCCATATCAAACCTGGATTGTCTCATAACTGAGAACATCTGCTCAGAATATCGATCAAGAATTTGTTGGACTTCTACTTTTCTTTCATCTGGTATTTCTTCTCCAGGTGTTAATCTGCACCATGCTTGTTGGGGTGGAAACAATCCAGATTGTATTCTGTTTGCAAATTTTTGTGTAGATTGTATGGCTGTTGAATCAAATACCCTGGACATCTTGTCTTGACCTGGCACATTACCTTCATAGTATCCATCATACAGATTTCGGTCAGGAAGGGCATATCGGTAAGCATCTTCGTAAATAGACCTCCAATGTGCCTTTTGTCTATCGGCTTGTTCAAATCTTTTTCTGAGTTGGTCTGGATTTAATTTTGTCATGATTTTTTATGCCTATTCGCAAAGTTTCTTGCACTTTCTTTTGATCTAAAACCCCAAGCTTTAAGTGCTAAAGCTAGTCTTGTTGGTCTTCCTTTTTCATCTCTTTCAGGTCCTTTCATACCAGCAAACCTCGATGCAAAAGATATTCTTCTTGGACTTGTGCCTGACTTAATCGGTCTTTTAAGATTACTTCCTTCTGTTTTTTTAAAATGTTTTCGACCAGCTTCATTTAAACCACCTTTAGGGTTTTGAAATTTTTTAGCGACCATCGTCTTCTACTTTGCATATTGGACATTCTTTTATTTCACAACCTTCTTTTTCTACCTTGATCAATGCCACCTTACACCTCTGGCAAACCTCAAGACCTTTCTCAACTTTTCTAGGGTTACGAGGATACGATCTCATGCTCTTGGATTACGACCTGGACCTAGAGTTCTTTGTGGAGCATCAACTCCCATAGATGGATTTTCTCTCATATCAGACATAAGTTGGTTTCGTCTACTCCCTCGTCTTCGAGCAATTCGTTGCGAAGCAAGCTTTGATCTTTCCTCTCTTTCACTTTCTTCAGCTCGTCTTTCTCTTGCTGATATAGCATCTAATTCTTCTTGAGATGGTCCTGGTGGAGCTGGTGTCTTAGATAAACCTAACGCTCTACCGATTGGTCTTGTTACTGCACTCATTGATATAATCTCCCATATGCATAATAGTCCTTGATATCAGGACCATATCGTTTTAATAATCCTTCTCGATTAAAATAACACGCTTCCATCCATTTGATGGCACGAACATTAGTAGAACGAACATAAGTTTGTAATCGATGGAGTTTTAATTTAGCTGGAGCATATCGAAAAAAGCGTAATGCAGACTTATGAAATTTCAATTTTATATCAGTTAATTTTTTAGATGGAAGCATCCAGGCTTCAGCTACACCTCTCCACAAAGGGTAAATCCCAAACACAATGTAAACTTCGCCTTTATACAAAACTGTATAGCTTAATCCATCGACAGAATAATCTTCGATATGAGGTCTGCCATAACCTTCAATGATCTCTTGATCAACATCTCTAAACTCTGTCATATGTAAATGTCTTGGATGAAAAGGTACAATACGATGATAAACGCCATCGACTTTCATAACATCCATTAATTCTTCTGCTGTAAACATAAATCACCTCATGCAAAAATATCAAAATCAGATTTAGCCACAATCGGCTGACTAAAAGTTCTTGTTCCTCTGGTCATACGTTTCATTTCACCCCCACCAAGAAGGCAGTAGCCTAGAGCATCACCAACGTGGGAATGTTCGTTTTTATTGGGTTTATCTCTAAATCTTTCCTGACCAGCTCCGATAGCCACCCTGGTAAAATGATAACCACCTGACAAAGACTTTCTCAGTCTCATACATTTTCTATTGACCAAGAACCCAGGCTTGCCCTGAATAAGTCTATTCATTGGCATAGCAACAGCTTCTCGTCTAACTTTAAAATCATTTGTTGCTGTTGGTCTTGCTTGGATGCCATGAGTTTTTAAGAAATCAAAAGACGTTGTCTCATAGATACCATCTCTTGAAGCTCCAGCTGGATCACCCCAAACCATAAATTCATTCTTAGGAAAACGTACAGCCATTTCAGATTTTAAAATATTTGTAAATCGATCTAGACCCATATCATACGTTACAATCTCATGGAGAACGTGCCATGCTCCTGATGGCATACGTTGAGCAAAGACAGCTGAAGGAGTAAGTCCAAAGTCTAATCCAATTTGTACTGGCACATTTTCATCGACCATAAGATCAGCTGACATGGTTGAATCATCATATTCTGACCAAACTGGTCTTCCTTCCTGGACATAAGTATATTTACCTTCAGCATAACATCTGACCCAATCTAAATTTTTTCCACCCAATAACTGTTCATAATAACCATCAGGAAGGTTATGTAAGTTCTCAGCTTTAGGATTGGTTTTGAACCACTTACCACCAGCCGATATATAACCTTGAGCTTCAGGTATTTCTTTGGGAACATCTTTGAGTGACACTTCAAGAACACCACCTGGTTGACGATAAAAATGCCAGGCAAACTTACCTTTAGGTTTTTCTTTTTCTGCCATGTTGTACATCCAATGATCATCATCACAAGGATTGCTATCCATCCAAATACCTCTCCAGGTACAGCCACCATCAGCCTTAGAAGGATACCTACCCACTCTATGAGACAACCCATCAATAACGGCTTTTGGAAGCTCCCTCGCTTCGTTTACGAATGCCCCAGTTAGTTCCATAGAAAGCAACTTCCTTTGGTCTTTGGGTTGATCTAATGCAAGAAAAATCACTTCACAATCAATGCCTGAAGCATCTCCACGAGCTGGTAATTTTAAATGATGTTTAATCGGTGGAGACCAATGAAGGTTACCCCAAACATTTTCAGGGAATAATTCAAGCCACGTTTTTATCGTTGTTGTTTTGAGCATAGGGTAAGAGTTTCTCACCACAACAAACCTGGAATATCTAATCCCATCTCTTGGGGATGGTTTTTGCTGGACAGCTCTTTTAAAAACTTCAGCACATGAAGCATAGGATTTACCTGATCCTACTGGACCAATCAATCCTCTAACAAAACTATCATCTTTTAAAAACTTCCACACAGTAGGTGAGGTACTAAAATCTAAATTTAATTTATCAGGTTTTTCTGTCATCCAGTACATTCTCCTAAGTTTGCTTGGCAAAAATATCCTTGTTGATCAAACACCCAATCACTTTGTCTTTCAACATTATCTTTGAGTAAATGCATTTTTCTGTCATGATTAAAGAAGCCATAGTCACCACGATGTTTATGTTTGCTTTCTAAGTTTAGCCACCATTCAAACTTTTCAGGAAACTCTTTGCACAACATAGCTAATTGATCTTCAGACTTTAAAAAACATCCATCACAATTTCCATACATCGTTTTGTTTCTAACTACTGGTAAATTTAATTTAAAATTTTTTTTTGCCCAAAAATCATCAATCATTTGTGCAGTAACTTTGGTTTCACCAAGAGGAAACCACCTGGTAAATACATCTTTTTTTTGTTTTACATTTAATCTTTTTGGCTCATCGTATCTAATACCAACAGCATTGACCCAATTTCTCCAACCTAATTCAAGTGGGTTTCGTAAATATCTTTTTGCTGTTCTTATTTTTAATTCAATCGTACAAAATCTCATCAAAACATTCGGTAAAACTTTTTTGTACTGTATTAGTTTTTCAAAAGGCTCACCATTACGACTAGCTGTTTCGTGATTAACTTCCTTGTAAGTAACTTTACCATTTACTAAATCATATTCTAACCAGATAATATCAACATTCCATTTATCAGAACATTCCTGAACAAAATCTAAAGTCTGCTCCATCTCTCTTCCAGTATTTGTAAATATAACTTTTGCTCGATCAGGCAGTCCATTGTTAGCTTCAAGTATCTTGTAAAGCATATAACCTGAAGTCCGACCACCACTAAAACTGATCTGTACATTTCCTTCAGGTAAAAGATAATTACTTGTCATTCGGTCCTACCATATTGACTTCAATTACACTTGGCTTTTCACTCTCAGGAGTTCGATCTAAAATACCAGCCGACTTGGCAAGCATCTGCAACACCCTGACCTTATCAATCATTTCAATCTCAACTTCAAAACTTTCACCAACTGGTCTAGCTTTGATCTTCTTAATACTTTGTAAAGCATGTTCAGGTATATCAGATAAATCCTTAACTTTAACCTTGCCTTCGCTATCCCAATCCACCACGTCAGTAACTTTGGCTTGGCTAATCGACAATAACGCTTCTGCAAGTTTTTCCCTATTCTCAAAAATAACATCTGATCCTTTAAGCTTTTTTGATATATCACGAACACCACCTAAATTATTTAACCTGGGAACAACTCGTTTTCTACCATGTGATTTCGTCATCTTTTTTCTCTAAATCATTTTCAAGAGTTGCATTTGTTGTGTCGATACCTTCATCTCTTTGATTGAAATCTTTGTCATCATATTCATAGATATTGACCCACACTTCACCTTTTTCATTTGGCAAAGGGTAACTATCAAGAACTAAACTTTTAGGCACTCCGATAATTGTATTTAAGCTTCCAACAGTTACATACTTCTTTTTCTTCTCACCATTCTGTTCCCAGGTTCTAGTTTGAACTAATTTGTATCTTTTCTTATCCATGTAAAACTCCTATATGAAAAAATGGAAAATATTTTTGTGAGACCCCCACATGTACGCTGTAGGGTAGGGGGGCAATGGGGTCGCTTTTTTGTCCTGGCAGTAACGATATATTGTGTATGTACATAAACTAAACGACCATCTAAGTTTTATACACATGAGTATATTTAGGTTTCATTTTTTTACCAAGCTCTTTTGTTATTCCTTCTGTTGTCTTAGGCTTTGGTTGCCAGTAAGCCTTGAAGTAAGCTATCGTATATGGTGGTCTTGAATATTCTTTTCTACATTGATGTAGTTTCTTTTGTACTGCTTTTCTAAATTCATGAACTGTTACTCCAAGATTAATTATCTCTTCAGCTATTCCTTCTTCTCTTTGATCCCACTTCCATTGACCTCGTGTCTGAGTGATGAGATCGAGTGCGTGTGAATACACATTTAAATATTCTTTTATTTTTTCCTTTATATAATTATTATTAGTTAAAGAAGAATAGTTCTGTACAACATCATCGTGTTGTGTCTCGGCACAACCTCTAGTGTTGTATAACTTCTTCTTATTCACAACATCAGGTTGTATCTTTTTAAGTGTTTCTTGAGCCTTTTTACTCTCGATGATGGGGTCATTTGTTTCTTTTATGAGCTGACTATCTGATATCTTTGGATCATAAATGAGACGATAAGTAGCCGTCTTTTTACCTTTTTGACGTAAGGCATTCTCGTTAATAATCTTCTTAATATAACCCCAATCAATCAGCTTAACGATCTGTCTTGAGATAGCTTGCTGGGTTCTATTTAATCTCTTTGCCAGGAGTATTTGAGATGGAAAAGCAATGCCACTTGTACCTTGAACATAGCTACACAGAACACATAAGACCTGGAGAGCTGAAGGATTATTGAGTAGTCTTTTATCATTCAAAGCTCGTGATGGTATCGCAATAAAAGCTGAAGGCGATTGTATGTCTGACACTCTATGCTTCTTTGGTGCAAGTGTAACTTCTTCTCTTGCCTTCTTTATCTGATCAACTTTATCTATCATGTTCATACTTCAGTTATCCTGATCTTGTACTGAGCTTCGATCAGCTTCTTCTTGAGCTTGTAAACTGGTGTCTTTACACCTTTGACATCCTCGACAATGTATTCATCATTCTCGTAATACTCGAAGTCAGCATAGTATTTGAACATAACTTTATCATCGTATTTAAAAGGGAAGCATGGCTGGAGTTTCAAATCTCTTATTCTTTTATGCATCTCTAATGTTTTTAAATCTAAATATCGACCAGCTTCCTTCTTGGAATCAAATGTAATGCCATCAACCTTGGTCTTCTTTGCCTTATACTTTGTCATTAGCTTTCACCATTGCATCGACTTGTTCAGCTATTTTAAGGTCTTTTACTTCATCCCTGGGTGTCTCAAACATTATGTCATTCGATATAGAACGTGGCTCTCTTTTCCTTAATGCTTCTCTTAAAATGCTTTCAGTTAGTCCAGCCATTGTCCATCGTTCCTTCTTAGCCTGACGTTTTAACATCTCATAACAACCCCTTGATAACCGACAATAAAAGGGAACTATTTCTATTTCATTATCCATGTGTACATAACCTATTTAATTTTTTTTACCTCTAGGTCTTGTATTTTAGATATCAATCTGATATATGTATATAGAACAGTAATGAAACATAGGGGGAACATATGAAGTTTAATATTGTTACAATCGATGAGAAAATAAATTTCGACAATGAAAAAGAGTTTGTTTCTTATTGTGAAAAGCAAGGTTTGAAAAAAACTGGAGTTCTTAAATCAAATTTTTATGCAGAACAACTTATTAATAAACCTACATATTCTGAGTTATCAGGTCCAATGTACGATGGTGAAGATTCAGTTCGATACGAGACTTGGGAAGCTTATGAATTTTATTCAAGATAAAGGGAGCAAGCTCATGAGAGTAGTTAATACATCAGGACAAGAGCATAGTGGTATTTACTGTGCTTATGTTCGTGTCTCAACAGATGACCAGGATGTCGAAAGACAAAAACTAGAGATCAAAACCTGGCTCAATGGGGGTGATCATCAAGTCATTTGGTTTGAAGAAGAGGGTATCTCAGGCAAGATAGCACCTGAGAAAAGACCTAAACTGGCTGAGTGTATCAATACGGCTAAAGCTTCTAAAGGGTCTATCATTGTAGCTGACCTGGATCGTTTCTCCAGGACACAATGGCATACACTAAAATTCTTTGAAGAAGTCTTAGATAAAGGCAAGATCAAACTTATTGTGTGTAATGATCCTTCAATATCAGAAAGCTTTGAGCGTTTCTCCATGAAAGTTATGTTTGCAGAATTTGAAAGAAAGAAAATTTCTGAGAGAACTAAATCAGGATTAGCTCGTATTAAAAATGAGTTAAAAGAGAAGGGCATTTACAAGAGTAGGGAAGGTCGCAATGTCACCAAGCTGGGTATCCATGAGCATATGGATAAAGCAAGAGCAAGAGCTGGTGAGGTGGTCAAAGCTCAATCCGATGGATTTGCTCAGATCGTTGCACCTACTATACTTGCCTTACAAAAAAGTGGCATGAGCTATCGTGAGATTGCAACCAACCTTAATCAAATCGGTACAACTACAGCAAGAGGTGGATCATGGTATGCTTCAACAGTTCGTAATGTTCTTAAAAGATTGGAGGGTTCAAATGAAAAATAAACTTAAAGAATTAATTGAAAATGAAATGGTTAAAGTTTTATCTGATCTTGAAGTTAAAATTTATCAGGCAAGACAAGATCGTCTAGAAACAAAAATACAAAGATATTTTAACTCAACACCTCTTCGTAATGTCTTCTCAAGAATCTGTGTTTACGCTAAATGTGTAAAACAATTTTACACTATATCTGAAATCGCATATGAACTTCGAGCCACCAGACAATCTGTTTCTCAGATGGTTGATGAATGTGAAGAAGAAGGTTGGCTTAATGTAGAAAGATCGCCTAATCGTGTTGTTATACAAGCATCACAATCTCTTTATGATGCTATGCTAAATTACATGGAATTAAGAAAAAAACTAGCCAAAGATGTCACTAAAGGTAAATGGAATGATCTCACCAGGATGGCTGAATTAGTGGAAAGTGATTTGACATTCTTACAAGATGATAGCGTTAAATCAGATGACATAGATCATAACAAAAAAAATGATAGGTTAGTAGGATGAGAAAGTTAGGAAAAATTATAAAGCATAGGATTAAGCAAGCTGGTGGTAAAAAGAATTTTACTGGTGGTAATCTTGATAGTTTGCTTCCTACTTTAACTGGTCCACAAAAAGAACAAGTGGCTAAGTCGATTTTAAATCATGAGAACTATTTAATTTATCGTGGTCATAAGACGGCTTGTCGTTTAACTATTCCAATTATGGATCGCAAGACGATGCAAATTGCATCTCAGGAACTAGCATCAGTTGCAAGAGAGATTAGATCGATATCCAGGAACTCAAAGCTCCCCATGTTAGAGCGTGTCATTCAGGCACAAAATGTTTTAACAATGTGTGGATTTAAGATAAAATCAAGAAGTAACTTTGATATCCTTTATGGTGTACATGGATTGAGATAATGAATAATAAATGCAATAAAAACAATCGTCTTAATTTAAAATTACTACATTTAGGGGGTGTTTTGTCATGCCCATCTAAGGTGAGTACACAATCAAACAATTTATTAAGGAGTATAACTATGATTGTATATCAAACACTTAGAGATAATATGAAGAATAGTGTCAGGAGTTTGTCGCATAATATATATTGTGGCACACTAAATTTCCTACGAATTCGTCATATACCTCTAGAACTTATAATAGTTTTAAAGGCATTAGGCTATCTAATGACCACAGTTCTAACTATGGTATCTATATACTACATACTACATATAGTATGCCTGATCAATGATCGATGTTACAACTTTTATTTTGGGGGTTTATAATGGCTAAATTCTCAGATGATAGATTTGAAATTGGAGCATCAAGAGTTCCAGCTCTTGTTTTAGGTCAGACCAAATTTTCTACCAATGAACGAGAGAGACAAAAAACAATTCATGCTCAACAAGGTATACCAACTATTGAAAGTGACTTCGGAAAAGATGCCAAGAAAAGAGGTAACTATCTTGAAGCTGGTGTAACTGAATGGGCAAGAGATGAACTTGAAGTTATGGCAGATGGTAAAGCTGATATCAGACTAGCCAAAGTTGACCAGGGATTTCGCATGGATGAATACAAACTTTGTGCTTCACTCGATGCTATCTTACAAATTGATGGATCAATGCTGGTTCAAGACCCAAAGACTAGAGGTCAAATGGAGCTTACTGGTTTTGGTGCATTAGAAATTAAGACAAGTGTCCTGGATGATTTTCCAAGACATGATCAGATCATACAACTTCAAACACAACTCATGTGTTCAGGTTTTAAGTGGGGTATCATTGCTGTTTTTGGCAAGTCTCAAAGATTAACTCTTACACCTTTTAAAGCTGATAAAGAGTTATTTAAAATAATAAAAGATAAGGTCAAAGAGTTTTGGGAAAAGGTCGAGAAGGATGAGCCTTACCCACCTCTTGATAATGGTCAAAGACCTTACACCATAAACCTGGATCATCTCAAGACTAAGAATGAAGTCATTCAAATTGGCATGGATTGGATGAAGGCTAAATCTGAAGTCGAAGCTTGGTCAAAGACAATGCAAGAATGCCAAGAAGCATTAGAGATAGTTATGCAAGAACATGACGCTGAAGTAGCTGAGATAGGTGAGTATCGTATCTTAAATAAAATTGTGAAAAGAAAAGCACAACCTGAGAAGATTGTTCAAGCTAAACCAGCCAGTTGGCATAGAAGATTTAAAATTGAAAGGAAAGAAAATGAATAGTTTACCAACACTTAATCCAACGAATATGACAGAAGCTATGGAGTTCTCCAAGTTCCTATCAATATCAAGTAATATTCCTGATCAATTTAAAGGTAAACCAAATGATATCTTGGTAGCTATACAATGGGGATATGAGATTGGACTAGCTCCAATGCAATCCCTACAGAACATTGCAGTCATCAATGGCAGACCTTCTTTATGGGGTGATGCTATGATTGCAGTATGTAAAGCTCATCCTGATTGGGGTGGAATGAAAGAAGAGTATATCGAGGAAGAAGCTAAAGCAGTATGCACAATCAAAAGAAAAATTAGAGGGGGTGAGATTGAAGAAACCACTTCGTCTTTTTCTTATGAGGATGCTAAACGAGCTGGTCTTACTTCCAAGAGAGGACCTTGGCAACAATATCCATCTAGGATGTTACAACTAAGGGCAAGAGGTTTCGCTCTCAGGGATGCATTTCCTGATGCGATCAAGGGATTAATCACAGTTGAAGAAGCACAAGATTATCCAACTCAAAAACAAGGCGATATAAAGGTCGCACAGAGTCCAAAAGAGGTTAATGTGATAGATGACATCAAAAATAAAGTTAAGTCTATAGAGGACTCTGAAAAAGCCATTAAATACACTATGCATTTTATTGGCAAGAAAAGTCCTATCGTTTATGCCAATGCTAACGATTTCGTAACAAAATACATGGAAGTTGTAGCTGAGATATACAATTCAGAATTTACTGATGAAAAAAAATCTCAGTTCATGGATGAGTTAAGAACAAAGAACATGGCAACAATAAGTAGTCTTAATGAAATACTTCAATCTGAAATGGAAATACAAATGGGAGAGTTCAATGTCTCAGGTAAAAATACCAATGACCAAAAAGCAGAATAGTATTTATAACTTTATTAAGACATACAAAAACACTCATGATGTTTGTCCAACATACCAAGAGATTGCAGATCACTTTGGTCTTAAATCCAGGTCAACAATCCATAACCACATTCATAAGATTGAAAGAAGGGGATGGATCAAAAGAATACCTGGAGCAGAAAGAGCTATAGCTCTAAGTGATAGCTTGCATTCTTCTAACTAATCTATCGGCTCTCGTTATTACTTGTTTGTACCAGCGAGAGTCCATCATCTGATTACCAGCTTCAATCCAATCACGACCATCAACTGCTTGTTTCATTTTGTGAAACCTGGACAACCTGGGTCTACCCATATTGAACATCATATTAGCTATGATCTGTTGTGCTTCTTCTGGAAGATCATCGAAGTCATTGTAGAGTAAACGACATTCGCCAAGAGTTACTTGTACATCCTGGTCAAATAATTCATTTACTCTTTCATCATCGATATGTGTGCCAACTTCCAACCCATGTTCAGGATCATCTTCTGTAATCAAATGACCTATGCCACAAGTAGGTAAACCTAAATGATCTAAATAGATTTCATTCTTGACACCTTCATCAACCTTCAAAGTCTCTCGAAGCTGATCAATATCCACTATGCCATCGCTTTCTTTTTTTTCTTCTTGAACATTCTAAGCTTGGCAAAATCAGATGCTTCCATCTTCTTTTTATTGCCTGACATTTTGGCTATCTTTTTTTGTTTTGGAGAATAACTCCCATAGTTACCTGGCATAATTTTATCCTTTCTTTAATAAATCTTTATCTGCCTTTCTTGCTCCACCTTTACCTGAAACAAAACTTTTCACACGACCCATTGCCCAAGCATGAGCTGATGTTTTGGGTCTACTACCTGACGAATAATATGCACCTAGAATACCCCCCAAGGGGGTCACAGACCCCTCCGATAAACTTTATTTAATGTAGCTTCACTAAATCGTGAAGCACCTGGAACACTACTAAATTTAGCCATTATCCTTTACTCCTTTGCTTGCTAATTCTATCCATCATTGCTGGTGTAAGCTTTCCTTCTTTATATAACCTGGCAGTTCTTTTTATTTCTGCTTCTCTAGCTGAAGGGTTCTTTGCACCAGCTACATATTTTATTGGTACTCCTTTTTTAGTCTTAGGAACTTTAGCAAATTTTCTCTTAAAATTTTTTTTGGGATATGGTTTTTTCATTTAGTCAAACCTTTCTGCTTCTCATAGGTTCTAAGTGAACCGATACCAAGCATGCCACCAAGAACAGTCAAAAGTGTACCCATATCAAAACTTGGTAGTTCAGGTATTGTTACACCAGCCATAGCACAACCAAATATTATAAGGTCTTTAAGGATAAAGTGGTATAGGAAAGCAATCGCACATGTCCAGCCAACTGCTGGTCTCCAGCCACCCTTGAATAAAGAACCTGATTGTGCTTCAGCTTTATTAAGTTCTATCTGAGCAAGGGCAAGTTGTTGAGCATGTTTCTCAGCCATCGTACTTAACTCAAAGGCGATCTTCTGCTTAGTATCTTTGTCTTCTATAAATTTTCCAAGTAGCTTAGTTGCTGGACCTATCAATGCTTGAATCATTTTCCTACCTTCTTTTGTGCTTCTTTGTGCGCATCTGTAAATGACATTCCTTGAAGCATCTTAGTTCTCATGAACTTCATATGCTTAGATGAATGATGCTTTGAATGCTTCTTCATTGTAGTTTCTTGTCTCTTACTAAGACTTTTCTTTTTGTGTTCCACTTGACACCTCCTTATGTTCGTGACCCATCCATATTCCAAACACTCCAGTCATAACTCCCATGACTACAGATACGAAAGCTGATTGAGAAGCAGTTGGTTCTTCCAATGCCATAAACCATTCTGCGCATCTCCAGGACATAGCTGTCGATAACAGCATCATGAACCTGGGTAATATCTTCCACTTCAAAAATCTTTCTACAGTAATCAATACAACCTCATACCTTTATTTACTTTGACCAGCTTTATGTAGCAGTCATACTTTTTACGTTCTGTTCCAATTTGAATCTCTTGATTATCTAAAAACTTCTTGAAGTAGTCTGCATTCTTTATGTTGCTGAAGTGCAAAATTCCTGATGGCTGTCCAGCCAGGTAGCATAGCAAAACGAAGGCTGGTTTCATAAGTCACCTTTTAAATATAAAGCATAATAATATATACCAACAAAACCTAACAATGCCACAACGATTGCAACTGTTGTTTTTACAAATATATCTCTTTGCCTGGCTCTCTCTTCTAATGCCTTTTTATGTTCAGCTCTAGCTTGAGCAATCGTAGCTTGTAATCTTTCCCATTGCCCAGGCGATCCATACAATCTAAATATTGATCTTAATTCTTCCTTCAATCTTTTTTGTTCTTCTTCCTTAAAATGTTTATCGATAGCATCATCCATGACACCACCGAATATACTTTTCTTTTTTCTCTCTTTACCAAAACCTAGTTCAGCTTCTCCCTTGGCATATTGCATAACAGCATTTTGCGCTGAGCTTAAATCACGACCCATCTCTACACATTTTTTTATTGTTTTATGTGCTGATACTATTAATCCAAATGCACTTACTGGATCAATCAATACAACCTCACATAAACATCTGTGTTACAAGAAGCATAATGATAGAACCCATACCAGCAAACAGCCAACTCTCAATCCTTCTCAGAGAAGTTTTAAGTTCTTGGACAATCTCTTTAAGATTATCTATCTCAGCTTTTAGACTTGTCATCGTTGGCTTGCTCATCTTTCACTTTCTTAGGTCTGCCCTTCTTAACTTCAGGCGCTTCTTCTTTTGGCTTTGGTTTTAAATGTGGATTTAAATCATATATATGTGGCATACTTTACTCCGATGGTTTCTCAGGAAACTTAAAATCTTTATCATTCATGCTTTTGAATGTTTTAGTAATGTCTCTTAAATCTTGTCTGTATTTTTTCCAAGCATCTGACATTGTAACATCTGATAAAGCAAGATAATCTGTTTCTTGTAGCAAAATATTTCTTTCTCTTCTTAATGCTTCTAATCTCCAAGAAGCCGTTGGTGATTGTCTTTCTTTTAGTTTATCAGCTTCTTCTTTTGATAAATCTTGTAAACCCTTACCTTCAATAAAAATTTTCATTTATTTATTCCATATATCTTTTGTTTTACAACTGTAATATTCCCATTGGTAACTGCATATCTCATAGCTGTAACTTGCTTATTAGGTGTATACATATTACTATGTCCATGAAAACCTCCAAAGTCACTACCACTTGTACTATTACCACTTAATTCATGAAATATAGATGGATGTCCGCCAGTATTTCCTCTAAAGTTTGTGCAATGCAAAGTACCAGTCCAAAGTTTTGTCATTAGATTTGTTGTTACAAGTTCCATATTATCAACAGCATTTATATTTCTCCTTGTACCATTATCTATTAATTCATTTGCGGTACTATATGGTGTAGAAGCACCATCATCTAAAACATCATTTAATTTTAATTTTAAATCCCAATTTTCACTTGTAGAAGTTGAATCACCACTAAATCTTTCAATTATAATTAAAAAAGAATCATAATCATCATAATCCATTGTAAATTCATATGTAGTAGCATTTGGTGTTGCATCTATTGTTGCTAATAACTCAAGACCAGTACCAGTAACAGTACCAGTAAATGCAAATGAATCTGCTAAATTTATTCCTTCTGCTTGTGTCTTTGTTAATGGCATAATCTACCCACCTATCAATGCTGTTATTTCATCGTCAGACAAACCTAAATCTTTTAATTTTTGTTTACCTTTATCTTTATCACTCATATTTTTTTCTGCTGTTTCTAATTCAGTTTTCTTTTCTTTTATTTCCGACCAGGTAACACCAAACTTTGATTCATCATCACTTAATATTGCAGAGCCATTTGAATCTTCTCCAGTAACTTTTTTAAAAGATTTTTTAAATTCTGCTTCAGTTGTTGGCTCTCCAGTTAGTGTCCAATCTTTTATGCCTAATGCAACTAATGTCTCTGCTATTTTTGCCATATTATTATCCTATGTTAAAACTGATGAAGCTATTTCCATTATTGTAAATGATGAAGTACAAGAATTTATTTGTGCATATGATGGTCCAGCACTTAAAGGTCTATGCCTTAAATCATATGTAACTGAACTTGTAGTATTTGGATTGTCTAAAATCATAGCACTTATATTTTGTGGGTATGGTCCATATGAATATCCAAATCCATAATTAGTACCAGTTGCAAGATTTGTTGAATCTCTATAAACTGTTAATGAAGAAACTCCATTTCCACCACCATATAAAGGAACACTAAATAAAACTAAAATTTTATTTGAACTAGATGATGGTGTAATACTTAAACTTGAAATTCCAGCATTAACATAAGTTCCACTTGATGTAGAAGTTTCTGTTGAATAAGTTGTGCCTTTAACTTGCAGTATTCCACCAGCACTTCCAAAAGCTAGTTGTCCAACAGCAGTTGTTCCAGAACCACTAATACTATCAACTGTCAAAGCTGTTCCAGCAGTTACATTACCAGTTGGAAACTTGAGTGTATAAGATTGACCAGCCGAATGAGCTGGTGATTCTAATTTTATTCCATGACTATTATTGCTACAATTTAATTGTAACACACCACCAGTTCCACTTGATGTTCCGTCACCTTTTATTGATAGACCAGCACTTGAAGAACTTGAAACAAAATTAGTCTTTGCATTTGTTACTGTGCTATCACTAGGAGTGCCAATGTCTAATACATTACCAAGAACCATTATAAAGTCTATGGTATCAGAAGAAGACAAAGTGCCACTACTAGGCAAAAATGTAATAGTAGAACCTGACACACTAAAAGCAGTTCCTGGAGCTTGTATCACGCCATTAAGACTTACAATCATATGATTGGCAGACTCTGGTGTAAATGCTACACCACCATTTAATAGATTATATGTATTTGTACTAGATGTTGATATTGTATCTAGCTTAACAAAGTTTCCTACTGTTGGTGTTTTTCCTATATATGACATAATTAATCCGTTGGTTTCGTTGGAAATTTAAAGTCTTTGTCGTTCATACTTTTAAAAGTCTTTGTTATATCTCTAAGTTCTTGTCTGTATTTTTTCCATGATGTTGGTACTGCTTCATTAGCTTCTAAATGTTTTGTAACAACCCAATCAGATTCTTGTAAAAAGCTATCTCTTCGTTGCCTTAAGTCATTTAATTCATCTGACATTATTGTTTAATCTCCAAAGCTGTTAGAACTGCTGGTACTCCACTATATGTATAATGAGCATTTCCAGTTCCAGTTGATTTTCCTTGCACTTTATATATAACAGCAGTTGTTGTACTTGGACTATCATACAATGTTGCAGACCTTGAATAAGCATATGCACCTTGAACATAATGCTCATATTCAATTTCATCAACATCTGTGAATGAAGCACCATCAATACTTCTTACTATTTTTAAACTACTAATACCATTCGTGGTTGTGTAACTAATTCTTGTGCCAGTAAGCATAAGTAAAATTTTTGAAGTAGAAAGTTTTGGTGTTATTGTAACTTGATGTCCACCACTAGGAATATCTGCATATGTAGATGATGTCATCACTTGATTTGCTGTACTTGTAGATACAACAGTTTGAATAACTGTACCACTTGGTAATTTACCAACTGTTATAGCATCATCTGCAATCTTTGCTGTGCTAACTGCTGTGTCTGCAATCTTTGCTGTTGTTATAATACCATCTGTAATATCTGATGATGTTAAAGGAACTGTTGCTGGTTGTACTCCGATAAATCCCATATTCTACCTAATCTATTTCTAAAACTGATAAAGAGCCTGAAAGTTTATCTGCTACTGAACAATCTATTCTCAGAGCATCACCAGCTTCTAAAACTACTTTACCACCAGTTAATAATTCTAAAGTTGATCCATTTGGTATGCTTACATCTTTAACTAAAAATGATGTGCCATTTGCTACATTATTTGCACCACCTCTATTTGCTGTTGTGGATACAAGTTCTACTTCTGTTGTTACAGATGTTGTATGAATATTAGTAAGCATTAAACCAATCACTATCGCTGTTTTCCCTGAAGCTACTGTATACATGACATAAGGTGTACCAGCCGAATTTGGTTCTGCTGAAAAGTTAATTTGTTTGAAGGTGTTTGCCATTTATATCTCCTTATCCAAGTCCAATCGCAAAAGCTATTGGATCAGCAGTTACAGCAATTGTTACAGTATCAGTTGCGCTTGCAGTTGTTGTTATCCCATCACCTCCAGCAATAGTTAATGTATTACCATTAGTTATAGTTTGATTTGAACCTGATGATCCAGCTACAGTAAAACTGTCAAATGTTCCAGTTCCATCTGCTCCATCTGCTCCATCTGAACCAGCAGGACCAGTTGCTCCAGTAGCACCAGTTGGTATACCTAAAGTAAAAGCAACTGTACCATTTGAAACAGAGACAGAAGCAGTTGCACTTGCTCCAGCACTAAGAGTGCTTACTGTAACAGTTGCATTTGTAAGAGTTTCTGTGGCTTCAGGATTGCCACTTGAAGAATTAAATCCTAACACCTTGCCTAATCTTGATGCTTTTACTGGCAATGTCATATCAGCGCCTGATATCACATCATGTTCTGCTAATCTTAATGACCGATCTATTTCTTCATTCGTCTGTTGGTGTATGAACATATTTGTATCAAAGTCAGATTCTAAAGAAGCTGAAGTTAATTGACCACCAGAAGTATAAACTGAAGTTCTTGATAAAGGTATTGATCCTAATATTGTTATAGTCTGACTGTCAGTAGGATGGTTACCAGTTGTAAATGAAATAGTACCAGCTCCAG